TGTATTCCCGGAAGGCCGATGACGTCCGGCATGCCTTCAGGATCGTAGCCGTTATACTGGACAGACCGCCGGCATTCATAGCCGTAGCCCTTCAGGATATTCGCAAGCTGTAACTCTCCGTTCTTTCCCTTTCGCTTTCCGTTCGTCATTCGTCCGCCTTTCCGCATATATCGCAGTCACCCGGGCAGAAATCCCCGTCGCATTTCTCCGGCTTGTATGCCCATTTGCTAACGCTCATTTTACTCCCTCCATTTTTATTTGGTTTTTTAATGGTTCATCATCTTTCTTTTCTTTTGGGCTATGCCATAATTCTTTATACAAGTCTATTTTTTCTATCGCCTCTACATTGAACGCTCCACACGCTGGATAATATAACCTCCAGTCTGTCGCTTCTGAGTTGGATATTCCGTACACTTCGCATTTATAATAGTTTTTCCCTCTCCAACCATATTTTTTCAAGTGGCAACACTGTTTGCATGTTTTGCCGTTTTTTAATTCTCCAAAATGAATTAGCATAGCAAGTATCTTTCGCGGCTTGTGTGATTTGGGTACGTCCTTTATATGCTCTTTCACTTTTGCCCCTCCGTCATGTAATGCAGTTCGCATAACTTAATCGCTGTTTTTGTTAGTTCGGGATTGCCTTTTATCCAGCCATTACGATTCATCATCACGACATATTGTAAGGGTATTGCCGCAAGGTTTTCTATGTTAAAATTCTCATGGTCTCCATCAAGAAAAATTACTTGATGTTTCGGCGGTAACTTTCCATGATGTTGCTCCCACACCCATACATGTTTAGGACGCCAGTTTTCTTTGTATGACCGTCTGTCTTTTTTCGTTCCTGTTGCTTTGTCGTCAACTTTAATCATCGTGTACCCTCCGTACCGATGTTCAGACCCTATCGGCACTCTTGACCTTTCTGCCACGTTGTTGAACTTCTGAACATCGTCTACCAGTAACCCCATGCGCTGAACTTTTGCCTTTAGTGCATAGTATTTAATTTCGGAAAACCTTTCACAAAACTTACGGTGTAATTCTTTCATCGGCATTTTGTTTCGGTTTACACGCAGGAAGTGTTCTTCCTCCTGCGTGTATTCCCTCTGCTTGATTCCAAAGTTAATGCCAAGTTTTCTCCGCTTTTGGTCAATGGCAAATTCTGAAACTTCTGCATTAAACTTTTCATTGAAAGCATCTTTTAATGCTTTCGCTGTCATGTCCCGCCCATGTTTGGCAATCCATTGTTCCTGTTCGTTTGTGTACTGATGATGTCTCATTCTCCCACCACACGGTCAATACGGTCATGCCTTGCTGACATTTTATCTGCTCTGAGTATAATGTCAGCGTTATTGATAACCTGTTTTGCTAACTTGGCAACGTTTTTCGCTTGGTCGAAAACCAGCGCTCTTGTCTCCGCTGTTAAATGCTCATCTGTGCATTTTTCAATCTGTTTCCCTAATACGTCCTGCATTTCAATAAGTGTAATCATGTTTTTCTCCTCCTTTGTGTTTACACGTGTTTACGTTTTGCGTGTCGCCCCCTAAAACGGAATATCGTCATCGGCCTGTCTGAAGCCTTCGACCTGCTCGCCCTGTTCCGGCTTTGTTTGCTGTGGCGCGCTGTCCAGGAATTCAACAAAGTTCGCAACGACGTCTGTCGTGTAGACTTTCCGGCCTTCTTTATCTGTATAACTTCCGGTCTGTATCCTTCCGTTGATAGCGACTTTACGCCCCTTCGCAAGATAGCGTTCGCAATTCTCGGCTTGTTTGCCGAACACGACTATGTTCGGAAAATCTGTCTGTTTTTCTCCGCCTTCTTTTGCCGGCCTGTCGATCGCGATGCTGAAGCGTGCGACCGCCATTTGCGTTGATGTGTATCTGACTTCGGGATCACGTGTCAGTCTGCCAATAAGTGATACAGTATTCATTCTCTTTCCTCCTGTTCTCTTTTTGTTGCTTCCAGTCTTTTCAGACAATTCGCATATTCGTTTTCTGTGAAATCTTCCAGCTTCTTATGCTCATAAACGTCGCAGATCGTGGCCACGTTCAGACCGTAACTTTCAATCAAGTCATGAAGCGTTTTCGCTGTGGTCTTGCTTATCTTCTTTTCAGCGACCTTGTCATGCTTCTCCGGATCGTCCCCGGTTGCGACCATGAACGTGTTAGCAAGGTAATATTTAAGGCTTCCGGTATATGCCTTATATATCCCTTTGTCACCTTTATCCATTCCGTCACCGAACACGTTAGAATGTTCTGAAAATCCTGTATCGATATCTGTCAGCGTATAGCGCACATCTGCCACCCTGCCGAATGGCTGTTTCGCTGTGCCTTCATACATCTTCACTTCAGCCACACTGGCAGTCAGTTCAAGACCGCATTCAGCGAATAAATCTGTGAACAGTTCCTTGTATTGCGCCTCTGAAAAGTACGAATACTTGTCGAACGTGTTCGCACCCTTGCGCTGCAGAATACCTTTTTCCTTCAGGACTTTTCTGACAGCGTTCTTTTTCTGTGCCAACTTGGCTTTGAGTTCAAACTCTTCTTTCTTGTATTCCTCCATGTTTACCTCCCTTATAAGTTTTGATCATAAAATTCTTCGAAGCTCGTTCCCATCATCTCCATGATGTCATCATGCTTCATATACGGGTACATTTCTTTGATGTTCTTATATATGCTCCAGAACATTCCAAACATGATATTCATGTCCCCTTCGCAGTAATCGATGCCGGTGTCTTCAATCCACTCACCACAGGCCTTGCAACGGATAGCATCTTCTATGTCATAACTTCCGCAGTTGGAGCATCTGACAATCTCCTGCGATGCTCCGCGCTGGATTCCCGGAATGCTTTCAAGCACTGTTTCTGTTTCCGTCGTGCCTTCCGTGATCGCTCCGCAATCTGTACAGTAATACATTTGATGCTCCCTTCCTAAAATCGTTCAAACCACACCTTGTCGCCGCACTCCCTACGGATCACAAAGTCAAGGTTTCCCATATTAGCCGGCTTAAAAAAAGGACAGTTGATGCTCCCACAAAACCCGAGCTTGTTATACTTTACAAATGCCGTGTCCTTCAAGCCCTTGCATTCGTTGCGCTTAGTGTGGAATAGTCCGCAGTTTATGGCCCGCTCTGCCCAGCCTTCTTTCAGTTTCATTGATGTTCCTCCCTTATACTGTACTTGGCATATCTTACATGCTCCCCGTATCTGTTCTTCGTGCTCAATGTTTCGCTTACTATGTCGAAGCCTTCATCTTTCAGGTCTGCTATCCTTGCTGACAGCCTCGCAACACCTAAATCAGCGAATGCCTGCATCGTTGTGATGCTCCCGAAGCGGCGCATGTAATCAAGCACCCTTTCAGTTTGTTTCATTTTTTCAACCTCCTTATCTCCGCAACTTCCCCTTCCATTCCTGGAATCACACTGATATCACCTGAACGTCTTACGGCTTCAGGCATCATCGTGCTATCGACAACGAATTCGATGATCGCTCCGTGCCGGTCACGTGTGTGGCCCTGCACTGTGTCGCAGTCTGCCTTTTGGTCCGCAAGTACGGCTGTGAATTCTTTTCCTGTGTCCAGTGTGATGATGTACCGCGTGCCGATCTGTGACCCGTAGGCACTGCCGAGTGCGACACAGTAGTCACCATTGAAGCGCCGACAGCCGTGTCTGTCCGTCCACGCTTCCGTCTGCAGTTCGTACTGAGGCGATGACGTATCCGTCAATGCTCTGTAATCTTCCCAGCACTTGAACGCTCCGCCGTCAACGCTCCATGTCATAGCGCTGACCGTTATCATTGAAGCAAGTATCAGCTTCCCTGTTATCGCAGAAATCAAAACCACTCAACTCCCATGAATAGAACGAATAAGATCGTTGCGCCTAAAACTTTCAATGTTCCGATAATGTTCTTCTTTGTCATTTTCTCTTCCCTACTCCCGCCGCCTTCTGCGGCCGCCTGATGTGTTTGTTAGGATAGTTGGATACTTGTCTTCAAGTGCAGTAACATGTTGACAAAAACAAAAGGTAAGTGTAATTTATTGTTATTTTTTAGTATTAGCTTCTTTATCAAGCGGCCGGAGAAAACGGCGGAAGATATCCCCTTTCTGTTTATAGCCCTACTGGCTCAACTTCGCCTTGCTTCAGCTTCTTGTAAAACAGTTCGCACGCTTCATGCTTCAGGTGCGTGATGCCAAGTTCTGAATACTTGCATGCCACACGCTTCTTCCTGCCGTCTGTCTGCACGTCATGGAGCGGACAGTTCTCGCATGAGAAGCGGATTCCTTCAGCATGGAATTCATCTGCTACTGTTTCCAATTCTTTCGTTGTGATATAGTATTTGATGACCGCGCAGAAATCGCGCGTCTGACTGAATTCAACTTTGTGCGGATAGTCCGCAAGTTCGCGTATTCGCTTGTTGAATTCGTTTTGGAACGTGACCGCGTCGTCTTCATCAACGACAGCGATCTGCATAAGATCTTCAACCTTCATAAAAAATACAACTCCTTTCCGCTGACTCTGTCAGCACTTGGAATTGTACCCTGCTATACTTTACAATTTTTAACAGTACCCTTTTTCATAATTTTCGGAAGAGTAAGATTTTGTAAAATATAGCGGATACAAATTCCGCCTACACATTCAGCATTTTCGCGATCGCCAGTTCTACGAAATTCGAAAGCGATCTTTTTTCTGCTTTCGCTTCAGCTCTTGCCAGTTCCAAAAGGTCCGGATCAAGAGTGAACGCATATGTTCTTTTTTTCATATCTTTCCCCCTTGTCTAATATTATACTATTATACTATAATGAATACAACTTAAAACGTGTTATTTATGGAGGTTTTTATGAAAAAGTTTTTACCCTTGCTACTGGTTTTTGTTTTGCTCTTCAGCCTGTCCGCCTGCGGTGATGAGCCTGAAGACGATGAAGAATATCTCGATACGGATGCCTGTGTCTTTTGGGATGTTGAAACGCCTGTCGTTGGAGATCACATAATAATCGTCGAACACGCTGACAGTTTTGAATGCACTCCTGAAGCGCTGGCTAAATGGTACAAGCAAGACGTGAAAGCCAACGGCTACAAGTACGGCCTTGTTCTTTACGATGACGCTGAAGGCCTCGGCGTTCATGCTGCGAATAACGTTATCACCACCGAAGCGGTCATCGAGAACAATTCTTTCGTCGATATGACGGACAAATCCGTCGTTTACGCCTACAAGAACGGCAAATTGGAAAAGCAATGATGTGAAAACGTTGGAATTTCAACGTTCAAAGGCTGAAACGCTCTAATTTTCGATTTAAGCGACTTTTTTTGACTTTAGGATATATATATCCTTGAAAAACGGGCTCATTTGCCCGCTTTTCTTTTTCCTGCCCAAAAACGCAAAAAAGGCAGGACCGAAGTCCTGCCATTTCTGCGTGCATAAGCAAATCTATGTTAGGAGGTAAACCATGAAGCGCCCCCGCGAATGGGAAGCGCGGAGGCTCTTATTCATCATCTGCACCAATCAACTGACTGAACACCTGATGCAGTCCAGTTGATGCCAGTCCCGTGACCATACCTGCAGCGATATGCTCAAGGTTGATATCCCAGCCGGCGATGCAACCGAGTACGGCCCCGAGTATCATCAGTGTCAGCGGAATCCACTTATTATCAGTCGGCGCGAATTTCTTCAGGACAAAACCCACGCATAAGCAGATGACCATCACGATCGGGATATATAAATCCACTATGAATTCTAAATCCATTATATTCACCTATTCAATTAACCCTTTCTGGCGATGCCGGAAGCGTAAGTATCCAGCTCTTCGTCCTTTACTCTTTCAAATTTTTCTATCAATTCATATCGGCTTTTTATGGTGCTGTTACCGCCAAGTCTGCGATATGAATTATATAACTGCTCAAGATTAAGCGCTTCATCATAACCGACGACACCGCGGAAGTATATTTCTTCAACGCGTGGATATAGTTGTATCTGCAGCAGGGACAGAAGAGCCTCCTGCTCCGCTGATTTTTTCTTTTTTTTGGAAGCAATAAGGAATTTGAAAAACTCCCAGAAGCCCATGCTCCCGAATATCGTCAATATGAATTTTAGTGCCATCTCGAATGTCATTTTTTTAGCCTTTCTTTATTTCAGTTTCTTTAAGTATTCAGTCTTCCCGTCTCCTGACACCCTTCTTATCCATCCCTTGACTGCAGGGAAGTATAACCAATCACCGGACCTCTTCGTCGACGTGATCTTCGTGCCTTTCTTTATCTGTCCGGCGATCGCCGTTGATGCTCCTGCGCCCTTGCGGACGTTCATCGGATACATGGCCTTGTATGTATGCTCGAACGGCTCGAAGCCGGTCAGCACGCTTCCGGCGATATAAAGACCTTTGTATTTGCCGGACTTGATTTTGTACCATCCAGCATCATCGCCGGTCACTTTCAGCTTCGTCGCGCGTTTCACCACGGCCTTGACGCCGTATCTCATGCCCGGACCTTTTCTGATATTGGCTGCAGCAGTATCCACGTACATGATTTCAGTCTTTGTCGCCTTTCCCTTTTTAGGCTTCACTGCTTTGCCTCCGGGGTAATCTGACGGATCTATGAATATCCAGTTACATTTATTCGCCCGAAGATATTCCGCCAGCGTTCCATCTTTCTGACAGTAGTCTGAAGAACTGTACGGATCAGACACGTATATCTTCCCGGAAGATGTCAGCTTGTATATGTCGAAATAGTGCCCGGAAGATGTCCACCTTGATGTCCCCGCAAGAGCGACCAGCCACATCCCTTTCTTCAGGCATTCCCTGACTTCAGCATCTGAATAAGTTTTCTTGAACTTGATGCCGTAGTGCTTCAGTGTCTTGGTGATGCCGTCCCATGTCGAGCCGGCTCCAGGAATCAGATATCCGTGCTTCTTCATATAGTCCCACACCTTCGCCGGCGTGATGTTTTTCTGAAGCAGTGGACTGACTAAATTCGCGATCGCTGTCGGACCGCATCCGCCTGCGCCAAGTGTCATGCTCCCGACTGACTTATATCTCCAGCGCTTGTCAGTCTGTTTCCAAAAATAAGGCTTTATGCTCATCCTTTCGCCTCCTCTTCACTGTCCTCGACTTCGTCAAGGCTTATCATGTGACAGTCGATCATGTGGTCTGTCATCTCAGTCGAGATGTCCTCGACTTCATGTTCGAATATGTTCTTTTTTTTCTTCATCTTTTCCGCCTCCCTTTAGGCTGTTCTGTGCCATCTATTGACAGCTATGTACGGTGGCATGTTTGCTCCTGTGGTGTTGCCGCTCGTTCCTGCATAATCCGTGTTATGCGCCGGCAAGTCATGCGTATGGGTTTCGCTCAATGCGGCATTCGTTGATGTTCCTGTTCCGCCTTTATACAATGCCATGTAGTTACTGCTTCCGCCATACACAGACCTGTTCGCTATGTCGTGAGTATGCGCTCCGCCTGTGATGCCAGCAGTAACCTTTGCTACACTGTGCCTGTGATATGGAACTATAGCATCAGCCGAGCCACCTGTTGAGCCTGCGGTGTACCCTGTTCCTGCTGATACGTGGAACTTACCTGCGGCTTCCAATACCCATGTACCGCCCCACGCAGTATTCGGATTGAATGCTGTGTCAGACGTTTCGTAGTAAGAGCCCACGGGATAAAATATGTTTAATACGCCCGAGACATCGAGTTTGTCAGCAAGCACGTTACCGGAGCCGTCTGTTATGTCTCCCGCCGCCTCGACGTTTCCGCTCCAGTCGACAGTTAGTGCGTTCTTGCGTATTGGGTTATCGTCCTCGTATTTTCCGCAACCGATAATGAATGCGGACGTAGTATCTGTGACATTCAGCTTCCCGATAGCTGTCTGATACGCTCCCTGCGCTTCGGTTTCGAATCCTCCAGCGTGCGAGCCAGCACCTCTTGCTACCGTACTAACTCCTTCAGCGTGCGAATTATTACCAATCGCTCTCGCACCCCGACCCTCACCATGTGCCACGTTTCCGCTTGCAATTGACGTGCCTTCTGCATGAGAGCCGTGTCCACTGGCTACAGCGTATCCGTCGTCGTCAATGCCCTGTGCAAAAGAGAAATCCCCTGTGGCTTCCGAAGATTCACCGATGGCAACAGCACCTTCGCCACTTGCTATACAGCCAACTCCCATACTAACGGAGTAATCTCCCGAAGCCTCCGTGCCATCTCCGTGAGCAAGAGACCCGATTCCAGTTTGACCTGCTCTCCTGCCAAAAGTATAGTAAGCGTCTCTTATGTAAGCGTCTGGGTCATCTGGGTCCGGGAATGAGCCGATGCCGATATGTGCGATGGCGTTCGTTGAATCCTTGTAGACAGTCTGTCCGTCTGCGTCTAACGTGGAGTGCGCTCCACTTTCTGCCCCGATGGTCGTTCCGCTTGCGAGGAACTTCGCCAGCACGATTCCGTTTGCGCCGATGATGTACGTTCCTGCGGAAGTATATGTAGAACCTTGACCAGTAGCTATCAGCACTTTATTTCCTCCTGCGTCTGGGATTATCCACAGACCTTCTGAAGTAACTGATAAGTGTGTGGCCACGTAATTATTTAAGCTCTCGTTGATGCTTAATTCGTAGTACGTTGACAGGGCATCAACGGACGGCTCCGGGGCCACGGCATAATGGACACCGCCCACAACGTAGTCGCCGTTACTGTCCTGCACGAAGTATACGTGCGTCGGGTCAAGTGCCGTGTCTGTGGTCAGCGTCATCGTGCCGTGCTTGGTAATCCAGTTCAGCGTCTCTGCTACACTCTGCACCGTTGACAGATTCCCAAGCGCGCGTGATGCGTATTCGCTGGCGTTGTCCGCAGATGATTGTGCATTGTTCGCAGATGCTTGTGCATTGCCGGCCGCCGTCTGTGCAAGCCCCGCATTCGTTAATGCTGTTTGAGCACTGCTCTGTGCACTTGAAGCTGCTTGTGCGGCGGCATTGGCACTACTCTGTGCATTAGCGGCTGCCGTTGCCGCGTTAATAGCTGTTTCCTGCGCACTGGCCGCTTTGACCTGTGCGACGTCTGCCACGCCCTTCGCTTCCACCGCCTTCGTGTCATCTGTCGGAGGTGCGCTGGAATTGCCGACTATCCACGCATTACCACCGCTGACACGAACGAGAACGGAATCACCGACCTTTGCGTTCACAGTCAGTGCGACTGGAGTCTCATCGACGCCCCCAGGAATGTGTACCCATGCAGTCCCCCCGTCGATACGGATGACCTTCGCGTAAGTGTCGTAAGGGATTGATTTTTTCTTTTCTTTTTCGTTTATTGATTGAACGAGATCATTCGATATCTTCTGAAGACTGTCCATATGTCACCTCTTCCTGTGTGCGCGCTCCGTGGCTCATTTCGATGGATTGATTCGATATGTCGAATACTCCGTCGATGCCCTGTCCCGGATAGTGAAGCCGGACGGTATCACCAACCAGCAAATCCGGGAAGAAGCGCCTTGAATAACTTATCTTGATATAAGAAGACTGCAGTTCTTTCAGCCTGCGTATGGCATATTCACCAATCGATTCGTTGTTGCTCAGGTCGCTTGACGTTTCCTGCTCCCACACTTCACGCCCACGGCTGACCGTTGACAGCGGGCTGGCAGGATCGTCGTCCCTTGCTTCGGCTGAAACATCGTCGCGAATCGCCCTGAAGCAATTAGGACAGTCAAACCAGTTGTGAGCGAATGAAAGCTCCGGCTCGATTGAATCATTGTCAAGCACATCGAATGTCGCTGAAGGCTCTACCGCCTGCGGCGCGATCTCGACAGTCCCGTCTCCGTGCATCCGAAGCCGCCAATTTATGGCGCTTAAAATCTTGTCGGCCATCGTCAGATTCGTGTCGTTCTCTTCGGCGATGACAGACTGTGAAAGTGTTGGCGATTCACTGCTGACTTCCACCGGACACGGACAGACAGATAAAAGCTGTGCGATCACTCTTCCGCCTTCAGCCCCTGCCGGAGCATACCAACCGCGCGGCAAGAGGATGTCATCTGCCGGCTTCAACACCGAATAACATTGAAGAGGATACTCTTTCACGTTGCCATTCAGTTTCACCTCCGGCGATGTTGCCAGCCCTGTGAATATCGCTTCATGCGCTCCGCTGTCTGCCTGCTTGGCATCAAGATATATCCGTATCCAGCGTTCACGCTCCGGATCATACGTCCGGCAGGTGACATCTGCTGAATCTCGAAGTCCAGTCTTTCCCCGTGTCACGCTCCCGGATATGATCTCGAATCGTTCGATGTCGCGCCAAGTCGACGGATCAACGAGCGTCGCGTAATATGTTGATGAAAACCCATTATTCCAGTTCATTCATTTCCTCCATCAGCCGACTGTCGCTGTGCCGACTTCAGCCGTTCCGACTGTTGCTTCTTCCGGCTCCTGCGTCCTTTGCCAGTCTGCCAGCGTCATGCCGTCATATCCTTCCGGATCAACTCGAGTAATGGCAAGACTGAATTCTGACCGGACCACATCTTTTCCCATGTCTCTTGATTCGTTGACCTGAACATCGGCAGCGTAACTTGAGCCGTCTCTTGTTCTGACATGACATATGCCCGGATAGTCCGCAAGCCTCCGAAGAGCTTGGATAGTGTCCTGATCCTGCGTCGTTACAAGTGAGCCTTGAACGCTTCCGGTCCTTGACACGGCCTGATTCCAGTCCCCTGTCACATGACCTCCGAGATACTGCGTCTCCTCGAAATCCTTATCCCATGCAGATGACAGTTCGATATCGTACATGACAGCGGCCTGATTTCCGCCGAAGTCTATGAGATTGAACATCGTCTCGATTGTGTCTCCGTCTTCAGCCGTGTAGTCAGTCCATGCCAGCGTGTTGTCCTCGGTGATGTAATCACCATTCGCAGTCCTGAAAACTATCCTGTGACCGCCCATTTCCCCGAGTGCCGGATACGGGTCCACATAAGTCGTCCCGAATTCTGCCCCCGGATATATCAGTTCCGGTCTGTCCACTGACAGCCGATATATGTCGCAAGTGTCTCCAGCCTCTACTCCGGCCGGAGCGACTGGCGTTATCTTCATGACCTTGAAATTGTTATCAGCCTCTATCGTCGCTGTTGGTATCAGCGCCTGATGTGACCAGCGGACCTCGAAGTCCTGTGTCGCTTCAGCGCTCTGTCCTAATTCATCTGATACAGTGGCGACTATCCTATACTTTGCGCCGTCGTCCAGCGTGCCGATAAGTGCGCTGTCGTCGATAGTTATCTGTGCCTCACCCGTCTGCTGAATGAGTGCCACCGTCTCGCCTTCATGACCGGTAAAATTCCTTTCATCAGGTCTTTCAAGATAGTAGCTTTCAGCACGTTCGATTGCCACCGTCGTGATGCCGGTGTTGCCTGCACCAGTGACTGTAATCGTCAGAGGCATGTCAGCAAGTGCCGTCACCGTCTGAGTCGTTTCTTCTTCTTCGTCTTCAGGAACGACGACAGATGTCAGTGATGTCTGCGTGATCTCCGCTGTCAACGGCTCCGCTATAGCAAGAGCGACCGGAGCGCTCCAATCGTCTGACGTTCTTCCGCTGGCTGATACTACACGCAAGCACAGCAGATATGTTTCTCCAACTGTCCAGCCAACTTCAGCCGCATTGATGTCGATGTGCTGTGCCGTCTCTGTTGTCGCTATGGTGTCCCCGTAAGTGATGCCGGACTGTGACAGCGTGGCCGTGCATATCTCCGCATAAGCCTGTGCCGTTCCGTCCGTGCTGACGTATGCCCATGATGCTGTGACTGTCCCGTCCCCCGGAATGACCGCATCTGACAGGACCAGTGTCGGCACGCTTGGAGCGCTCGCAAGGCTGACCCGTATCGCCTCCGAATATGGCCCGTATAGCAGTTCATCGCCGGAGCCCTTTGCGAGTCTCACACGGACATGCCATTCAACGCCGACGTCAAGGCCGGTGATGTACCACTGCGAAGCGTTGGCGTTCGAGACTGTATAAGTCGCTGGCTGTTCGTTTGACTCCCATGCATAAGGATTCTGCGACCAAGAGATCTCCGCACTGGTCGCTTCTGTCCATGTCCAGTCCCAGTTGACTCGAAGAACGCCTGTTGAATCCGTCGCTGTGACTGCGACATTTTCCGGAGCCTTCGGCACTGCACCGGCTCCCCATGTGATGCCCGATGTCATCAAGGGCTTGCCGTCATAACTCTGAATTGAATAAACAGTAAGCCCTCCCGGGCCTTCCTGCTCTGAGTATGTTCCGACTACCGCCTGCACGCCGAATGCATAAGCGCCTGCCGTGCTCCAGTCCGGAGCCTGCACTGTGGCCGTCGTTTCTCCATGCTCAATGATGCCTACTATCATCGGCTCATCTTCATCGCTCTGATAGTAAACAGCAAGGAAAGAATCCGGCACGCTCGAAGCGTTACTTGCAACGATAGTCGCGCGATGTGTCGCTTCGACCGGCGTCACGCTCGTTATCGTCGGAGATGCAAGGCTTCCAACTTCAGCGATGACCGGTGTCCCCGGAGTAGCCGGCACGCCCGGATCATGTTGCGTGTTCACTCTCACGAATATGACCTGATCGTCTGTCAGTACATCGTCGATGTAGAAGATCGCTTTGTCAGTGCCGTCCTTATACGCCACTGTCATCATGTCCTGCCAACCGGAGCCGTCAGGAACATCCATGCCGGCTCCTGGAGCCGTCACCCATGACTGAACGACCATCTGATTTATTGGCCTTGCAGCCTTCACAGATGATGACCATTCGACTGTGACCTTATATCCTCCGGCTTCTTTTATCGCCGTTGCCTTCGTGTTCGATGTGGCGTTCGTCCTTGCATACACATGCTTGCTATACGTCCAGTCTGAAGAGCCTGCAGGGCCTCTTGCCCTTGCCCTAAACCAACGCGTGTAAGAATCGGTCCCGTTGATATATGTCAGGTCTTCTGTCACAGTCTTCGAGCTGTTCGCTGACCCTGTTCCGGCTTCCCATGTTCCGGACACTCTCGAAGATTTCTGTTTCTGCGAAAAGGCATCCTCGCCTTTTGTCACGTTCGAATTCTTCAGAAGTACCGTCTGCCACTGGACGATTGAAAAGTATCTATTGCTTGAATCAGATGTGGACGTCTCCCAAGAGAATTTCGTCCTGTTTGCCAGTTCATCGCTTAATTCAGCGGATACTTTTGGCGCATGTGGCTTTTTTATCTCGAATTCCTTGACCGCGAAATCGCTCATGGACGGAGCATATCTCGTTTCCCTTCTCGTTCCCGCATGCTTCGCGTAAGGCTCACGCTGTCCGCGTACCTTGAAGCGAATATATCGAAGCGCCTTTTCCGTGTTAGGGATATACCTCGACATGTTCAGCGTGATGGACTTGTTCGTCACCCTCGCACCGCACGACAGGCGCTCCCACTTCTTCATCTGATTCGTTTTGTAATATAACTGCTGACCCCAATCATAGTTTTTGTCGCCGATTTTCCAAGAAAATTTGAATGTGTTGTCTTTCCTTGTAATCGCAAGACCTGTCGGCTTCTTTGACTCTTTGACGACGTATTCACGTCCTCCGATAATTACTTTTGGCATTTTTATACCGTCCTTAACTGCAGTTTTATCTGCCTTGCTAATCTTGCAGCGAATTCTTCCGGATTACTTCCGCCGGATACTGTTATCCGATTATTTATTACATTTCCGCCAAGATTCTGAACGCCTGCTCCGCTTGTAAGCGCTGCAGAGCCTTTCAGTGTTCCGTCATAATTCATGAGATTTCTGACCGCCGGAACGCGCATCGAAGTGACTCTCTTCAGAATGTCAGACTCCGCCTCATCAATCGCCCAAAAAGCGCGCGTCATTCCAGCGCCGATACCTTCCGTGATGCCTTCGCCCAGCGGATACATTACTTTCGCCGGCGAATTACGCTCGAATTTCTTGTCGCCTTTCTTCTTTGTGTATGACGCAATCGTGGACATGGCTCCAGCGATTGCTCCCAAAGGCCCGGCCGCCACCATTCCTGAAGCGATGCCTCGCGTGATGTCACCGCCAAGCGATGTCAGGTCGATATTAAGGCCGCCTTTGACCTTTTCGCTGACCGTGTCAGTCGCGGAATCTATGTCATCCAAAGCGTCCCTATCCTTCAGACCTCTGGCTTCGTTCTCTGTGGCTTTTTTGCCTTTGTCCCTTGCGCCTTTCGCTGTGCTGTCCAGCTTCTTGTTTATCCTTCTTCGGAGCGTTTCGGTCGCGGCTGTGACATTGTCGCCGCCTTTGCGGATTTGCTTGCTTAGGTTGTCATCGACCTTGACGCCGGCTTTCTTCGCGCGCTGGACCATCTTGTCCCACTTTATGAGCGCTTCGACTTCTTTTACACTCTTCGGAACTGCGTACTTGCCGGAGATGATTCCGCTGGCTACCCTATTCGGGATATTGATTCCTGCGTTCGTCGCTCTGCGAAGGATGTCATCGAAGCGGATCGCGCGCTTCATCTCTTTGACTGTCTGCGGAACTTTTATCTTCCCTTGCTGGAAGCCTTTAATCAGCTTATTCGAGAACACATATCCGACATTGCCTGCCGCCTTCTTCAGTCTGTTGAATTCTGTCGATGCATAATAAACAGATTTCCCAGCCTTTACCGACTCGCCTTTTGCCTTCAGTATCTTATTGTTGTACTTGTCTATTTCTTCATCGCAGTTAGCGACAGCCTCCGCCGCATCATCGTATGCCGCCTGTGCCGCCTGCACGTTGGAAGCCAAGCCCTGCACTTCATCTTCATCAGCGCCGGACTTCTTCGCATTCTCATAACGCTCACGCGCATCAGCAAGAGCCCGTTCTTTTTCTTCAAGCGTAGTTTCGGCTGCAAGCCTTGACTTGAACGCATCAGTGATGGCGTCCTGATATGCAGCGACTTCCGCCTCCGTCTTCATGGCGTTTATCTTGTTCTGAATCGCCGTCGTGGATTTGTTCAGGGCATCTTTTTCTTCGTCGTATGTCAGATTAAGTCCTGAGACTTTCTCGTTTAGTTTTTCGACGATGGATTTGATTGTCGCCTTCTGTCCGACGGATTTGTTTTCAACGGCCATCAATTCCTGAAGCCTGTCGTTCAGATGGTCCGTCTCGGAAGCCTCGGCCAGTGCCTGCGCGACGTTTTCCTCTCGGGCTTTTTTACCTTCGTTATAGGCTTTAGTCGCTCCGTGTATCCTGTCCTCATGGACCTTTATCGCAAGCGCCAACGCTCCGAATGCTCCGACTGCTAACTTAGCCGGCCCCGGTATCTTCGCAAGAAGTGACCCGAATTTTCCGGCCACGCCTTCCCCTGCTTTCATCTTTGTAGTGAAGAGGGATAAAGGCTTCAGCAGGCCGCCGATGCCGGTCGATATTCCTCCGACTATCTTCAGAAGCGGATATGCAGCCGCAGTCAGAGCCACGGCCTTTGCTATCATGTCCTTCGTTGCCGGCGACAGTTCATTGAACTTATTCACCAGTTCCGTGATTTTCTTCACGATCTGCGTCACTGTCGGCGCAAGTGTTTCTGCAATCGAGATGCCGGCAGATTCCAGTGTGGACTTCAAGATCGTCAACGAACCCTTCGTGTTGTCCAGCATCGTGTCGGCCATGCTCTTCGCCGCGCCGTCTGCCTTTCCAAGTGCATCTTCCAGTTTCTTGATGTCCTTCGGGCTGGCGTTCATCAATGCCAGGAAGCCGTTCATCGCATTCTGCCCGACTAAAGTCTTCGCCGCTGTCGTCTGTTCAGACTCAGACAGACCGCTAAAGGCTTTCCGTGTGTCCTGAATGATGTCGCTCCACTTCCGCATGGAGCCGTCTGCCTTCGTGGTCTTTATCGTTACATCGCCGATTTTCTTTCCGGATATGGTGAAATCCTTCGTCAGCGATGACATTATCCTTCGAAGCGCTGTTCCGGACTGTGATGACTTGATGCCAGCGTTGGCCATGAGCCCTATCGATTCGGCCACATCTTCAACGCTATAGCCTAATGATCCGGCTATCGGTGCGGCGTACTTGAATGTCTCACCCATCATCGACACGTTCGTGTTGGCGTTCGATGATGCCGCCGCAAGCACGTCAGCGAAGTGTCCAGAATCAGCCGCATGCAACCCGAAGGCTGTCAGCGCATCCGTCACGATGTCGGAAGTCGTCGCAAGGTCCTCACCTGAAGCCGCCGCCAAGTTCATGACGCCTTCAATGCCGCCTATCATGTCCTTCGACTTCCAGCCGGCCATCGCCATGTAATTCATAGCCTCCGCCGCTTCAGTAGCACTGAACTTTGTTGTGGCTCCCATCTGCTTTGCTTTATTTCTCAAAGCCTGCAGTTCATCGCCGCTCGCTCCGGATACGGCTGCGACCTTCGACATGCCTTCATCAAAGTCCATGCCGACCTTCAGCGCTATGCCTGCGACACCTGCAGCTGCAAGTGACAGATACTTCATCTTGCCGGCCGCCTTAGTCACGCTGTTTCCGAAGTTCGTCATGTTAGTGGACAGTTTGCCCAGCCGTGACTGACTGGCCATCCACTCCATCTGTTCTTTCTTTAGTTGCTCGACCTTGATTTTCGCAAGTTCTGCCTCGCGCTCCAGTTTTCTGTATGCAGCGGAAGAACGGTCGACTCCTGAAGCCTGTGCCTGTGCCAACGCCTTATTCAGTTGCTGTTGCTTCAGCTCCGCTTCTTTGACGTTCTTCGCCAAGAGCTGTGTCTTCTGCGATGCAAGCGCCACGCTCTTCGGATTCATACGCATAAGCGTGTTGATGCCCCGAAGTTCGCTCTGTGCTTTTCTCGCCTCGCCATTCAGTTTCCGGAACGCTTGGTCAAGTTTTGTCGTTCGTGCATCGAAATCGATCTCGATGCCTTTAATCATTACCATGCAAATCTATCCTTTCGCGAACGCGTCAAAATCTTCCTGCGTGGCATCACGCGTGAAGCCGTTCGCGTCTTTTGCTCTTTCGTTGAATATGTCGAAGACCATGCCGACAGTCAGCCGGTCAAGGTCTCCGATGTTTATCCCTGCCTGAATACAACGCAAATGGAAGAGCCCCGTGTTTAGGACTCTTCCGTCATTACGTTTTTTCCTTCACCTTCGTTCGCCGTTTCTTCCCCTTCAACTGTGGCGATGTTCTCTGCCCACATCTCGAGAATTATTTCTGAAAGTTCGAGCGCGAACTTCGGCGAGAATTTTTCAAGCCATTTTTCGACTGTTTTGTCCGGGCATCCTGCCGCTACCCATGCCAAATTTTCCACGATCTCCAAGTCCTGCGGATTCGTCATCGCAAGAAGAAGATCCTGCTGGAACTTGGCTCTGTAAAGTCTCGGTGTTGCCGCTGACATCTTGAACGTGATTTCTTTTCCGTCTTCGATTACAGTCTTTTCAATCATGTGATTACCTCCCCTGCCTGTGCATCAATTACTGAGTAGCGAATGTTGGCTCATACACGGTTGTATACCATGCATTGTAAGCCGTCGTAGCTGTCTCTTCGCCGGTTGATATCTTAGTATCTCTTGTATCCGGTCTTGGCATCGCTGTGAATTCGATCTCTGTGGTCTGTGGCTCTGCTCCGCCGTCTCCCATCGTCTCGCCTTCGAGTGTCGGTGTTGACGCCTTGCAGTAGTAGAGGCAATGTCTGATTGCACTCTGATCGCCTGTGAA